TCGTATCATTGTTGTGCCTGATCCTACAACGGCCGACGCTGATGATGACTTCGGATTTACAACAACCATTGACTTTTTTGAAGATAGTAAAAAGTATAATGTAACGACAGATAAGGACGAATAAATAGTATAAATAATAGTAGAGAATCACAATTATGGCCATAAACAGAATTAAAACAGGTGGTATAACAGACGGCACTATTCAAAGTGGCGATATAGCACCAGGTACAGTTGCTAATGATAGATTAGCAAATACTTCAATTACAATTAACGGAACAGCAGTTGCTTTAGGTGGCTCAGTAACAGCAGGCACAGATTGGCAAGCTGTCACGGTAGCTGACGGCTCTACGACTTTAACTGCCGAAGCAGGTAAAGGTTATTTCCTAGACACAAACACAGGTGTTATAGAAGTATTTTTACCTACATCACCAAGTAGAGGTGATACAATTTTAGTAGCTGACTATGCTGGTACTTTTGCTACTAACAATGTCATAATAAACACAGGTACAAATAATTTAGATAGTACGACTACTAGACAATATAAACTAACTACAAATGATACGGTAGCCGAATTTGTTTATGTTGACTCTGCTAAGGGTTGGATAACAAGAATTTTACAAGCTGCTGGCACAACACCTAGTGGCGTATTTACAAATGGTCTTTATGATACAGACGCTGAATACATATCAGCTACGGGTGGTACAGTAACAACATCAGGTGATTATAAAGTTCATTCATTTACAGGTGATGGTTGTTTTGTTGTATCAGCAGTAGGTAATCCTGTTGGATCAAACAAAGTCTCATATTTAGTAGTTGCTGGTGGTGGTGGCTCTGGTGCAAACGCTGGAGGCGGAGGTGGTGCTGGCGGTTTTAGAGAAGGAAAATGTACTTCAGACCCTTATACAGATTCACCTTTAGATGCAGGTGCAGGACTACCAGTTTCAGTAACAACATATCCAGTTACAGTAGGAGCAGGCGGTGCTGGTTCTACTAATGTTAATTGTAAAGGTCCTAGTGGTAGCAATTCAATATTTTCAACAATAACATCTGCTGGAGGTGGCGGTGGAGGTTCAGGTAGTAATCATCCTGGTAATCCAGGTGGATCTGGCGGTGGAGGTAGAGCAAATCAAGGAGGGACAGGTGGCACAGGTAACACTCCTCCTGTTAGTCCATCACAAGGAAATAATGGAGGAAATACAGCTCCAAGTCCAACTCCTGCTCCTTATTTAGGTGGAGGTGGTGGCGGTGCTACAGCAGCAGGGGCAACAGGAAATCCTGGTAATGGTGCTGGTGGTGCTGGAGCAACAACTTCAATATCAGGTTCGCCAACTGCTTATGCAGGTGGTGGAGGTGGTGCAAGTAATGGTCCAGCTTCTCAACCAGGTGGTCCAGGTGGAGTGGGTGGTGGTGGAACAGCAAACACTCCAGGATCAGGTGGTGATGGAACAGCAGGAACAGCAAATACTGGTGGAGGAGGGGGTGGTAATGGAGCTAGTTACAGTCCTAATGTTGGTTTAGCTGGTGGAAAAGGAATTGTAATAATAAGATACAAATTCCAAAATTAAAACTGTTATATATACTATATTATTATTTGAACAAGAAAATTAAAATATGAATTTGAATCATTATTACTATTATTTTCAATCAGCATTATCTCCAAAATTATGTGATGAAATTATTAATTATGGAAAACAACACAAAGTTGAAATGGCTATTACAGGTGGTGTTGAGAGAGATGACGGATCAAGTAGAAAAGCTGATGGTAGTTTAAAAAAATCAGTAATCAAAAATATTCAAAAGAAAAGAAAATCTGACATTGTTTGGATGAATGATCGTTGGATTTATAAAGAAATTCACCCATTAATACACGAAGCAAACGCTAAAGCAGGCTGGAATTTTGAGTGGGATTGGTCCGAGTCTTGCCAATTTACAAAATATGGTGTAGGCCAATATTATGGCTGGCATTGTGATAGTTGGGAAAAACCGTATGATAGATCAAAACAAAAAGATGATAACGGCGTACCTTATGCTGAAACAGGTAATTATCCAATGGATCACGGAAAAATTAGAAAGTTGTCAGTTACAATTAGTTTAAACGATCCAGATGAATATGATGGTGGTAATTTACAATTTGATTTTAGAAATCAAATAGATTGGGAAAGAAATAGAAAAGCAAAAATTAAATCTTGTACAGAAATAAGACCTCGTGGATCAGTTATAGTTTTTCCAAGTTTTGTATGGCACAGAGTAGAACCTGTAACAAGAGGCACAAGGTATTCACTAGTAATTTGGAACCTAGGATACCCTTTTAAATAATGTATATATATTGTAAATGATTTGGAGTAAAAAATGACGGTAAAAACAAAAGACGGAAAAGACATATTAGATACAAGTTGGTATTTTGGAACACCAGTTTATTCTATTATGAAACCAGAGTGGTTAAAACCAGCAATAAAAGCAACAGATAAATTTATAGATGAGGCTTATAAAATGAAAAAGCCTAATTTAAAAGAAAGAAAAAAGTTTTTAGGTAATAAAGATTATCTAAAAGTAAAAGACCACGGAATGAGTTATCACTCAACACCTTTAAATGGTGATCCTGGTTTAAAAGAATTAGAATCATATATTGGTGCTACATCTTGGAATTTATTAGATGAGTGGGGTTATGATATGTCAAAATACACAATGTTTTTTACAGAATTTTGGGTACAAGAATTTGCTAAAATAGGTGGAGGCCACCACGACACACACGTTCATTGGGATAATCACATATCTGGCTTTTACTTTTTAAAGTGTTCAGACAAAACATCTTTTCCTGTTTTCCACGATCCAAGAGCAGGAGCTATGATGACAAAATTACCACAAAAAGATGAAACTAAAATTAGTCAAATGTCAGATCAATTACATTACAGACCAAAACCTGGTCAATTAATATTTTTTCCTGCTTATGTTCCACATCAATTTGCTGTAGATGATGGTGTTGATACATTTAGATTTATACATTTTAATTTACAGGCTGTTAGAAATATAATTGTTGACGGTGTAAAAGGAATGAAATAATGAATAAAAAATTTAAAGAAAAACATTTTTTTGTAATTAAAGAGGCAATTAGTAAAGATGTAGCTAATTTTATTTACAACTATTTTACAATGAAAAAACAAGTAGCAAGAACACTTTTTGATACTCGTTATATATCACCATTTACAACTGAATGGGGAGTTTGGAATGACCAACAAGTGCCAAACACTTACTCTCATTATGCTGATACAGCAATGGAAACTTTATTGTTGGCCGTTCAACCAAAAATGGAAAAGTTAACTGGATTAAAATTAAATCCAACTTACTCTTATGCTAGAATTTATAAAAGAGGTGATGTTTTACATAGACATAAAGATAGATTTAGTTGTGAAATATCAACCACAATGAATTTAGGTGGCGACCCTTGGCCAATTTATATTGAAGCTAAAAAGAATGTCGGAACACCTGATAAAGGTTTTCCAGCACAAACTAATAACAAAGGTTCTAAAGTTATTTTAAAACCTGGTGATATGTTAGTTTATAAAGGTATGATATTAGAACATTGGCGTGAAGTATTTTTAGGTAACGATTGTGCTCAAGTGTTTTTACATTACAATGATGTTAAATCAAAAGACGCCGATAAAAATATATTTGATAGCCGACCTCATTTAGGCCTGCCTGCTTACTTTAAAGGTATGAAACTTAACTCATAAATAGTATTATGAGTAAACTGGAAGAAAAAGTTAACGAGATACTTGGTATTGAAAAAGAAGTACAAAAGGTAGAAAAAGAATTTAAACCTTTAGTGCCTCGTAAAGAAGATAAACAAAAAGAAGACGTTGATAACGACTACAAATATAGTAGAGAAAATTACTATAACTTAATTGAAAGAGGCCAAGAAGCTATACAAGGTATATTAGATGTAGCAAAAGAAGGCCAACATCCTAGAGCATACGAAGTAGCATTAGCAGGTATCAAAAACGTTGCTGATACCGTAGATAAACTACAAGA